GTAGTACTAAACTCTTGTTTTTTAACACGATACTCTAAAATACGTTGTGCTTCTGCCTTGGGCATAGATTTAATCATGCTAATCCGCTCTACTATACTGGCGTTGGCTGTGGTTATTGATAATAAACTCCATGGCTTACCACGAAATCGTTCGGTATTACTGCTACTAGCCATACGCCCACGTTGTCTACCACCTGTAAGTTGATATGTAAGAACACTTAACTGCTTACCAGGGGTGTTGGTAAGTTCATCCATGAGTAGTGGTAAGTTATGATAAACCTCTCCTCTATTCATTCTAGTATTAAGAGTATCGTTTTCATTGGTCATAAGCTCTTCGGGATTACCCCACAAAGTCAATCCTGTCTGAGCCGCAGTGGTTTTACCCACACCTGTTTCACCGTGCAAATGTAATCCAGCAGCATTTATTGGTGAGAATTTCATTAAGACAGAACCAAAAGATACACCTACCACAAATTGTTCCATCTCAAATCCATCACGGTTGTAGAACCCTACCATTTCCCTCCACTCTTCAAACGTACCACTTGGAGTAAACAACGGAAATAACCCTGCTGTCTGTGTAGATGGGGGATTAAACTCCACCCTGTCTTTAAATATTGTTTGATTACCAAGAACAAACGAACTACCCTTTTCGTCTGTCCAACCAAACTGTCTGTGTGCTTCGTCAGCCGTACTAGTTGACTGTAACTCGTTTACCCATGTTGTTGTATATGCCATTAATTCATCCATCCTTGTAACTGCCACGCCCTGCATGGACATGTGCTTTCTAAATTCTTCCCTAGAGGTTACAGCAGTCAAAGGTAATGTAAACTCCCGAACTCCATCTCTGGGTAGATGCAGACGCATCACCACAGCTTCTCCAACCTCTACATCTCTCAATCGCCTGATAACATATAAGTCGTTATGGTATATTAACTTATCATCAGCCTCTCCATCAGCGTTTGTGCTACGGATATATACACCACCATTTACACCTCTAAAATATGGTTTGGGGTACATCGGAATTTTGTATTTGCTAAGTGGCGTGTCAAATAAATCAAAGGCAGGAGCTTCTATAATATTATCTTCTTCTGTAGCTTCACGCACTCGATGACCTAACGTTATTGGAGACTTTATCTTACCCCAGTTAGGACAGCTTGTACATATATCAGGACTGTATTCATCAAACGTACTACACAGATAAGGGCCTTTTATGGCTTCCATTTTCCTGCTAGTTTCTTCTCGTGTGTAGTCAGGATGTTTGTTAGATATAATATGAGATGCCTTTTCTGCATCAACACAATGTTTTGTAATTGATAACCCTGCTCTCCACAATGGTTCACTTACTTCTTCCTGATTTACCATTATGTGTCTTAGTTGTCCACAGCCCTTACCATTCTGTGTCTTAACAAGTATATTTTTAAAAACACTTTCAATATTATCTCTTAACCCATCAAGTGTAGGATTCTTTTGTTGGTTACGTTTTTGAGGAACTTGTACCAAATCTTCACCCAACAACTCTGAAAAGTGATCTATGTCTATCGGAGCTGTTAACTCATTACCAAACAAACCTACCTTACTAGGTGGATCAGTCTTGTAATTATGTGTATTTGGTATCCTAAGTACACGTGCTGCGTCTGCTGTAACAGCAGGGTCTGCTAACAAGTTATTGTGTGAACATAATCTCTTTAACCTGTCAGCAATAGGTAACCAATTATTTATACCAACTGGCTCTTTTAAAAACCAATATACATGCACACCTCTACCTGAGTTTATCATAGTGGGTCTTGGCAATCTAAACTTCATGCAGAAAGATTTTAATGCTTGAATAGCATCTTCCTGAGTTTTATAATCCTTACTAAGTCCACAATCTAAATCTAAAAAGAAACTGTTAAGTTCCTTTACGTTGTCTACTTTTCTTGACCCTGCTTCATTGAATGTGGCTAACGCAAAGTAAGCATCGTAGCCTTCCTCATCTAAATTACTAGATGTATTTATAATATCATCTACAGACGTATAAAATTTCTGTACTCTTCTGTCATCACGAGTTCTAAAAGCAAACACACAGTAATTACCGTCCTTGCCTAATACTCTTTCTAAAAATTGTTTTGTTTCCACAATGTCCCCCAACACTGAAAGTTTACTGCGACCAGTATATTCCAACCAGTCGCAGTGTGTAGTTTAGTCGTCCCAATTATCTACTATTGCACTTAAATCGTCATCAACATCTTTAGGTGCAGGAGCAGGTTTTTTACTCACTTTCTTGGGTTCTTCTACGGGGGATTTGTCAGCTTCTTTTGACTCCGCTCCAAATGGACTATCTTCCTCCATTTGAAAACCATCGACAGCTTTGAAAGGATTATCTTCTTTCATCTTCGCAAGCTCTAATATTTGTACGGCACGTAATCTAAGAGATACGCCTGCTTCACGCATATTATAAGGAACAAATACGATAGCAATATTAACTTTACTACCAGTCGTAAGTTGAAAATCATCAGGTAACTTGATACCCTTTGCATCATACTGTGTTGGTTTTCTAGTTGCGTCAGTACCATAAGCACCTTTTAACTTTGCCTTAAAAGTCCAAGTGCCGTCTTCCTCTTTCTTAAAAGGTCTATCGAACTTTGCAGGCCAACTTGCTTCCTTCTTAGCCATGTATGCTTGGGTCATCTTATCCCATAGCTCTTTAGCTTGGTCAGTAGTCATACGAAACTGAAGATTGTAACTTGCACCATCATCCGTAGGATTACACGGAACAGTTCTTTGCTCCATAGTATCATACCTATATGGCTTATCTATACGAGGCCATAGAGCCTCAACGTTATCAATATTATAATTTAATTTTATTTCAGATGTCATTTTATTCTCCCATTAGTTTGTTAAACATCATTATCTATATTATTAAAAGCTTCCTCTGCTTTGTCATGAAATTCTTCTTCATGCTCTGCATTAGAGTCTTTCTTCTTGGTAAGTGCATCGGCTACATCATCAACACAAAACCTATAAGTGTTACCTACTTTTATATAAGTATCTTTAGGTATCTGATTCTGACGAACCCATGCACGGATTGTAGATATGGATACTGAAAAGTATTTAGCCACATCTTCGATTGGTACATATCTTGGATTGTCCATTATGATTTCCTCACTGCTATTGCGTACTCCATGTCCTTATTTAGTCCTTGGGGGAGTACTTCGGGGTTTTCTTCCAAGAATTGTTTTATATTAGTTTGGTTAAGACGTTTGTCCAAAAGCTCAGGCACGTTATGCTCCAGTATAAATTTATGCATAGATTCCCAATCGCTTGTCCAATACTTAGTCTTGACAGACCTATAAAACAAACCTTCAGAAGTTCTGACACTCTCAACATTCTGATCTGTACAGTAATTAAGAAGTGCATTCTTAAGTTTGTCTAACTGCTCAACAAGTATATCATCCTCAGCCTTGAAGGCTTTGGCTAATTCTGCTCGCTTTGCTCTTATCTTAATATATGCCTTTGTCATTTTATCGGCAGATACTTCGCTCATCAATGTCTCCTATTGTTATCATATAGTTATATATAGTTACTAGTAATGTCTTAGTCAAGTATTTCTTTGTAAAGTTCTATTATTTCTGTGTGTACGTTTATTTTGTTATCTAATAGCCTGTAAACGTGTTTTTCTGCAGCAGAACCTTGTAGCTGGACGATTGTACATTTATGTGTCTGTCCTGATCTGTGAACACGTGCGTTTGCTTGAGCATATGTTTCTAAAGAACTTGTTGGTGACCACCATACAACTGTGTTCGCTGCTGTTAACGTGACACCATGTGCTGCTGCCTGTGGTTGAATTACCAGAACACGTGGGCTATCTGTTTCTTGGAACTGTTTAAATATAGCTGTTCTTCTTGGTGCAGATACATCGCCACGTATTACTTCAGTTTTAATACCGTCCGACCTGAGCTTATCTGTCAATATATCAATCACATGTTTAAATGGAACAAATACCAAGACCTTTTTGCTTGACTCGTCAATGACCTCTTTTAGAACCTTATACCTATGCTGTATATCGAACTCTAAAGTCTGACCATCGTCAGTGTATACTGCTCCTGCTGATATCTGTAGTAACTTGTTCATACCTACAGCACTATTCATAGCTGTCACCTGTTCGCCAGTGATGTTCATAATTAACTTTGTTTTCAACAGTTTATAGTACTTCATCTGTTGACGAGTGAGTTCTACTTCACGCTTTACATAAATCATCGGTGGCAAATCTAAGCACTCATCTTTGGTAAATCGTATGGCAGGCTGTAAAGCGTTAAATACTATTTCCTTTGCATTTTCTTTTGGTGCCCATTTAAATTGTGTAATCTTGTTCATTACCATATCACGAAAAGAACCAAAGAACCTTGGTACGCTCTTCGGGTTTACCAGTTTAGCCAAGCCATACGCATCCAAAGGACTTTGTGCAGCGGGAGTGCCTGTCATCATCCACAGCCACGTGTTATCCTGTATTATCTTATTTAGGGTCTTCCATCTCTTTGTCTGTGCATTTTTGTAGTGGGTGGCTTCATCTATAATTATTAAATTAAACCCACCCTTCTTTATCTCATCAGATACTATCTCAACACCATCGTAGTTTATTATTACAAAATCTGCGTTGTTGTTTATTATCTTCTTTCGTTTACTGGCTGTGCCATATGCTATGTCTACAGTTCTATGTGGTACAAAGTTAAATAAATCAGCACCCCAAGCAGAATCCATAATTGATAGAGGGCATATTACAAGTACCCTATCTATCTTACCTTCACTCATTAAATAGTCTGATGCCCATA